ACCCGCGCAGAGGGTGAAAGTCGGGCGATCAGCGAGCGGAACGCCGCCAACGCGGTTGCTCAGGCCGAAGCCCAACTGTCGCGGGAGATTGAAGGCTGGGGCGTCGAATATCTCAGCAGCCTTGCCGATTTCGCCTCGAAAGAGTTTGGCGTGAGCAGGCAAGAACTGAGGGAATCGGTCATCAACCCGGATGGAACACCCGACACGAGAACCATCAAGGTCCTCGCGCGGCTCCATAAGGCTGAAACCGAACTCGCCACGCTCAAGGCCGAGAAAACCAAAGCGCAACAGGCATCGAAGCAAGCCGCCGTCACTCCTGCCAAGGCCGTGGGCCAGCAGGCCGGGGGATATGAACCCGGACTGAACGACAAGCTTCCCGTCGATGAATGGGTGCGCCGCCGCAACGCTCAACTCGCCAAGGCGAGAGGGCGCTAAACCCACACACGGCCCGTCGAGATGACGCGCCTCACTCACAGAAAGAACCCTGGCTATGCCCGGCACATTCCTCACTCCGAACATGATCACGCGGGAAGCCCTGCGTATCCTCCACCAGAAGCTGACCTTCGTCGGCTCGATCAACCGTGAATACGACAAGTCCTTTGCGAAGGACGGCGCGAAGATCGGTGATACCCTCCGCGTCCGCCTGCCGAACCAGTATACGGTCCGGACCGGTCAGAACCTGTCGGCTCAGGACACCAACGAAAACCAAGTGTCCCTGACCGTTGGAACCCAGCGGGGCGTGGACACCCACTTCACCTCGTCTGAACTGACGATGTCGCTGGACGACTTCTCGCAGCGCATCCTTGAGCCTTCCATGTCGGTGCTTGCCGCCGCCATCGAGGCTGACGCCCTGACCATGTATCAGGACGTCTCGCAGTCGGACTGGAACGGTGGTGCTGCGGCGACCTATCAGCGCCTGCTTCGTGGTCGCAAGATCATGCAGGACGCGCTGGCCCCGTCGAACGACCGCACGGCCCTCCTGAACACTCAGGACAACGTGGACCTCGTGGACGCCCTCAAGGGTCTGTTCCAGGATTCGACCGGGATCGCCAAGCAGTATCGCGAAGGCTACATGGGTCGGACGGGTGGTTTCGACTTCTCCGAAAACACCCTCATGCCGCGCCACACGCGCGGTGCGGCGAACACGGCCTACACGACCAACACCCAGGTCGGCACCCTGCCGCTGGTGGCCACTCCGGTGACCGCCATCACGGTGGCGACCGGCACCGGTGCGATGAACGACGGCGACGTCTTCACCATCGCTGGCGTCTTTGCGGTTCATCCCGAGACCAAGGCCAACACCGGCGTTCTGCAGCAGTTCGTGGTCACCACGGCCAACGCTGGCGGCGCGGTTTCGGTGCAGATCAGCCCTGCCATTGTGCTGGCTGGCGGCGCTCAGAACGTGGTCATTCCGTCCACCTCGGCGACCGCCGCCATCACCTTCTTTGGCACGGCCTCCGCGACGGTCTCGACGTCCCTTCTCTACCAGAAGGACGCCTTTGCCTTCGCCACGGCTGACCTTCAAATGCCCAGGGGCGTTGACTTCGCCGCTCGTGAGGTCATGGACGGCATCTCGATGCGGATTGTGCGGGACTACGACATCAGCACGGACAGGTTCCCCTGCCGGATTGACGTCCTCTACGGCTTCCGGACCCTGCGTCCGCAGCTGGCCGTTCGCCTCCACAATAACTGATAGGGCTCGGGGAGGGGCTTTTCGCCTCTCCCCACTCTCAGCAGAAAGGGCGCGACATGGGCGCAATGATAAACGAAGACCGGTTCGGGGTGATTACCTTCACCTACGATCCCGGTTCGATTGCGGCGGCGACGACCGCCGAACAGACTGTGACCGTCCCCGGCGTTCTTCCGGGGGATTACATTTCCGTCAGCAAGCCGACCCTCTCGGCTGGCGTGGGCATCGTCAACTGCCGCGTATCCGCCGTCAACACGGTGGCGGTGCAGTGGGTGAACGCCACGGCTGCGGCGGTTGATCCCGGCTCCGAAACCTATCAGGCCTTCGTCTTCCGGGCCGAAAAGGTCACTCCGGGTCGCTTCAACCCGTAACGATCCTGGGCGGGGCTTCGGCCTCGCCCTTTTCGCATTTCCTCGCGGAGAAAATCATATGCCTCTCGTTCGGCCTTCTATCCGCGATGGACAGCGGATTCTCACAGTCAATGACCCCTCTGCCCCCAACGGCCCCGGCCCGTATGCCGTCTTCACCGTTGATGCAGAGCCGGAGCGCAATACCTACCGCGCCTTTATCTTCGGCCTTGCCCCCACCGGCGCGGTCAACGATCTCGTTGCTCTTGGCGGCGCTACGGGCGTTCTGGTGCGCCTGAAAAGCGTGACCGTCAGCGGCACAGCTACCGCAGCCACTCAGGTTCCGGTCAACGTGGTCAAGCGCACGGCGGGCTACACCGGCGGAACCCCTACGGCCATCACGCGCGTGGCGTCTGACACTACGGACCCCGCTTCTGTGGCGACCCTGAACCATTACGCTGTTGCTGGAGCGACGGCTGGCGCTGGAGCGCGCTTTGACGGTGGGCGTCTGAATATGGCCCCGGCTGGCAATGGACCGGCTGCCCGGCTGGAGTTCTATTACACCTATTACAACGACAAGGCCCCGAACGCCCGAGGCGCTGCTGAGTTCCTTGCCGTGAGCCTCGACGGGACCACGTTCCCCGCTGGCGGCGGCCTTGATGTCGCCATCTGCTGGACCGAGGAGCCGCTCTAAGGTCATGGCCATCACCAGCTATACAGAGCTTCAGGCGGCTGTAGGAAGCTGGCTGAACCGCTCCGACCTGACTGCGGTCATCCCGGACTTCATCGGGCTCGCCGAGGCGCATTTCAACCGCGTGATGCGCCCTCGCGAAGCCCAGACGCAGATCACGGTGAGCGTCAACTCCCCCTTCGTCGCCCTTCCGGCCGATTTTGCGGAGGTGAAGTCCATCCGGATCACGGATGCACAAGGCGCGGCTTGGGAACTGATCCAAGCGACCCCGGAGCAGCTTTCGGACGGCTTGGCGGATTCCTCTGTCCCGTCGATCCCGGAGTTTTACTCCATCCTCGGGGAGCAGTTTCAATTCTGGCCGCCTCCGAGCGCGACTTATTCCGCGAATGTGATGTATGTCCGGAAGCTGCCTCCCCTGTCACCCACGGTGGCCACGAACTGGCTGCTGGAGAGCGACCCGGACATCTACCTCTATGGCGCGCTCACCCAAGCCGCTCAATACCTCCGGGACGCGGAGGGGCTGGCGACATGGAAGACGCTGCTGCAAGCGGCGCTGGAGGAATACCGCGTCGCTGACAAGCCGGTTATCGGCCCCCTGCGCACGGATATTCCGACGATCGGCATTCAAAGCCGCTACTCGATTTACACGGACCGCTGATCGTGAGGCCGGTTGATCCCAGGTTCGGCTTTCCGCTGGCCCCGACCCTGCAAGAAATGCAGGACGTGATCCGCGAGTGCGAAACGCCGACCAAGCCGGTTCGGCTGGCGACTATCAATCAGGCCGATTTGCCCCCGGCGGCGGATTGGCCGGGAACCACGATCATCGTGGGCGATCAGCATACGCTGGCGATATCGGTTTTTCTGGCAGGCGTCTGGCAATGGCGTCGGGCTGACGGAGGTGCGCTCTAATGCCGTCCAGTTATAGCGTCTCGTTCCGCCTGAACTATCAGGCCCCGGGCGACAACCTCAACACGTGGGGAACCATCCTCAACAGCGGGGTGTTTCAGCTTCTGGAAGACGCCGTGGCGGGCATGGCCTCGTTCACGCTGTCGGGCTCAAAGACGCTGACCTCAACCAACGGGGCGACCGACGAGGCGCGGTGTGCGGTCCTGAACGTGACCGGCGGGACGGGTGGAACGATTACGGCTCCTTCGGTGAAGAAGGTCTACCTCGTCCGCAACGCCTCGTCTGGCCCGGTGATTGTCACGACTGGCGCGGGCGTCACAGCGACGTTTGCAGCGGGTGAGACGGGCCTTTGCGCGGGCGACGGGACCAACTTCTACCGCGTCGTCCAGACCGACATGGCAGGCCTTCGCCTGACGAGCCTCGGAACCCCCACGGCCAACACGGACGCGGCAACGAAGCAGTATGTGGACAATACCGCCTTCGCCATGGCCTCCGGAAGCCTGCCCGGGCAAGGCGGCAACGCGGGCAAGGCGCTCATCACGGACGGGACCATTCCGTCTTGGGGCATTCCGACCCTGACCACCTCTGACATCACCAACTACGCCTCCGACCAGGCCGCCAAGACCGACACGGCCACGAAACTCGCCATCGCCTTCGCTGCGGCTCTCTAAGGACCCCCTGAAATGCCTGTCACTCCGAACTCCATCGTCACGCCTCAGACGCCTTGGAGCGCCACTGCGGTGGCGACCACGGCGAACACGACCTACACCGACACGCCGACCAACACGGTGCTTCTGGCCCCGCTGTATCTGCTGAACCCGGCTCCGTTCAGCGTGGTCAACGCCTCGCCCACGGTCACGGTGACGCAGGCGGAACACGGCCTTTCGACGGGCCATACCATCACCATCGCAGGCGCTGTTGCGGTGGGTGGCATCACGCCTTCGGGGGCCTATCAGGTCACGGTCCTGACGCCGTCCACCTACACCATCACGCACGGCTCCAACGCCACCTCGACGACCACTGGCGGCGGCTCTGCGGTGACGGTGCAGGACAGCCGCACAAGCCGCAATGGCGCGCGGATCACCTCGATCAAGGCCCTCGCGCGGGCAACCAACACGGCGACGGAATTGCAACTGTTCGTCAGCCCAGACGGCGGGACCACGAAGCGGTTCATCAAGTCCGCCCTGCTGGCCGCTTACACGGTCGCGGCGACCACGGCGCAGACCGGCGGCGACTTCGGCTTTACGGATTCCTCGCCGCTGATCCTCGCCAAGAACGAGACGCTTTGGGTCGGCATCTCCGTCACCAACACCGGCATTGTGTTTGACGCGCAGGGCTTCGGCTACTAATGCCCGTCCAGCCCCTCGGACCTACGGGCCTTCTGGCCCAATCCCTGACCCTCCCGGCGGGCTCTCAGAGCATGTCCAGGGGCGGCATGAGGATGCAGGCTCAGGGGATGGATGGGCGGAAGAAGGGAACCTCGATCCGCGACTGGATTGCGCAGGTCGGAGACGCCACGATCAACGACTCTCTTGACGTCGCTGCGGACGCGCAAGGCAGCCTGTATCTGGTCGGTCGGCCTGGCGCGACGGGGGATACGTTTCTGGCCCGCTACGCTCCGGACGGCCCCCCTCTGTGGTGCAACCGAATTAACGGCATGGTGAATGGGGGCTCTAGCAGCCTCCCGTCATTCCCTCGCACTGTGTCGGTCGCTGTTGATCTGTCTGGAAACGTGATTGTTCTGGGTCGAAGCGTCCCGCCGGGCGTCTTGGAGATACGGAAATATAGCCCCGCCGGGCAATTGCTGTGGGGGAGAACTTACAGCGCGGGGGACGACGTTGAAGTTCGTAGTTTGGCCGTTGGCGCAAGTGGCGCTGTCTATGTTTCTGGCAACGTCATCAACCCACCCAGCGGATACGGTGACAGTCAGCTTGTTGTGAAATACAGCGCAACTGGCGCTTTTCAGTGGTCCCGAAACATCAATGCTCCTGCTGGATTTGGCCTCTCAATTGACGCCAGCGAGAACGTGTATGTCGGGCATCAGAACCTCATAAAGCTGAACAGCGCCGGGACCATTCAGTGGGCGGTTCAAAGGACTTCCGGATCGGCGAACCTGAACGCCATTTCGGCAAGCCCGTCCGGGGAAACCTGCGCCGTTGGCTATGCCGCCGGACCCGTCGGAGTGCTGCTGTCCTTTGACACGTCCGGGTCGCTTCTGTGGCAGCGGGGCCTGACCAATGCGCGCTGGATGAGCGTTATGCGGTCGGGCCAGAGCATATACTGCGCGGGCTGGTTGGACGGCGGGCCGAATGACCTGCTGCTGGCCGAATACGACACCGCCGGAACCCTCAAGTGGCAGCAGCGTATTGATAGCACAAACGATAACTGGGCCATCGCGCTCGCCGATATCGACGCCTCCAGCGTGGCCGTGGCGGGGACGACCAACTTCAGCGGAACGGACTGCCTGATCTCCAGGTATCCGAAAAGCGGCGCTCGCCCGGGTCCGCGTGGCCCTTACACCATCATCAATTCGACCGCGACGACCGCGACACCCGCTGAGGCGTATTCGTCCTACTCGCCCGCCTCGACCTCTGTCGGGTCTGACGCTGCATCGGCCCTGACTGACACGGCGATCAGCCTGCCCGCCACAATCTACCCGCTCTGAGGACCGCATGACCCTCTACCAACGCAAGACCCTCCCCGACACCCTCATCGGCGACCCCGCCCCGCTCCCCGCCGAACTGGTGGGCCTGTCGGACGCCTGCCTTGCCGATCTGTCCGCCGGTATTCCCGACGCGGCTGCGGAACTCGGCTACGTCAATCAGGGCTTCTTCCGCTACACGCCCCCGCCTCCCGAACCGGAGCCGGTGGACGAGCTGCACAAGGTGGACTTCCTGCGCCTGTTTACGCAGGCGGAGCGCATCGCCATACGGCAAGCGGCGAAGGTGAACCCGGTGGTCGAGGACTATCAGGCGATGCTTGATGCGGCCACGGTCATTCGCCTGTCCGATCCCGACATTCAGGAGGGCATCCCGGAACTTGAAGACGCTGGCTTGCTTGCTCCGGGCCGCGCCGCTCAAATCCTTTCTGGAGAAATTCCGTGACCAAAGAATTTCCGCAGCAGCAAACTTACATTCCCGGACGCCCAATTTTGACCTACTTCCGAAGGCTGTTCGTGTCTTTGGATCAGTTGGTCAATGTCATTTTCGCTGGGGACGAGGATGAAACCGTGTCCTCCCGCATCGCCAAAGACGTTCGGCGCGGTCGCAAGTTCGCCTGCGTCCTGTGCAAAATCCTCGACTGGATCGACCCGGACCATTGCGAGAAAGCCATCGAGCGGGATGAGGGCAAGAGGCCTGGCCAATACGACCCGCCCCCGGGCCTCGAAAAGCGCTATGAGAAGCGTTGGGTCTATCCCCCGCGCGGGGACTGGAGTTAAGCATGGCTCGCGTTGTTCTTGAACTCCCTCCCGGGCTCAACAACGACGACACGACCTTTTCCGCCGCAGGTCGGTGGGCTGACGGCTCCAACGTGCGCTTCTGGCGAGGCCGGGCGCAAGTCATCAACGGCTGGGAAGCCCTGACGACAACCGCCCTGACTGGCATCTGCCGCAAGGTGTTCGGCTGGACGGACAACGCCGCCGTTCTGAATGTGGCGGCGGGGACACATAGCAACCTCCAGCTTTATCAGGGCGGGGCGCTCTACGACATCACGCCGTTTGGCCCGGTGGTGCAGCTTGGCCCCAACCCCCTGACGGTGACGAACTCGTCGCCGGTGGTGACCGTCTCCCATCCCGGCCACGGCCTGATTACCGGGGACAGCGTGACCATCTCCGGCGCGGTGGCGGTGGCGACCATCACGCCGAACGGGACGTTTCCCATCACCGTCCTGACGGCTGATACCTACAGCTACACCTTCACGTCCAACGCCAACAACAACACGACCGGCGGCGGAACCCTTGTGGTCGCCATCCCTCAGAAGGCCCTCCCTGCGGGCAATATCGACGGCACTGGCGGCGCGGGCTACGGAACCGGCACTTGGTCAACCGGAACCTACTCCAGCCCGTCCACGGTCGATTATTTCCCCCGCACGTGGTCCCTCAGCGCATGGGGCCAGAACCTGATCGCCAACCCGCGCGGGGGCGGTGTGTATACATGGACCAATAACACGGCCAACCGGGCCATTGCGGTGGCGAACGCGCCCTCGCAAGTGACTTACGCCCTTGTCGCCCCGACCCGGCAGCTATTCGCCCTGGGCTGCAATGCTGAGGCCTCGCCCCACACCTTCGACCCGCTGATTATCCGCCATTCCTCGATCGGGAACAACACGGAGTGGAACACGGCGGCTTCGACGACTGCGCGGGAATATCGCCTCCCCGGCGGGGGGCGCATTGTCTGCGGTGCGGTGGTCGGTGACAACCTCCTGATCTGGACGTCGGAGGCCCTGTTCCTCGGAACCTTCGTCGGCTCGCTTGGCCAGCCGTGGCGGTTTGACAAGGTCGGGGATCAGTGCGGGATCATCGGACCGAACGCCTTCGCCATCAACGGTCAGCAGGCCATGTGGGTGGGTCCGAACCTCCAGTTTTACGCTTACACCCTCGGCGGACAGCCCATCCTCATCCCCTGCCCCATTCAGGACGACTTTGCCGACAACATGGCCCCGGCCCAGACCGACAAAATCACGCTGTCGTCGGTGTCGTTCTTCGACGAGGTCCGGATTGATTACCCGGACGGCCGAGATGGGGTGGAGAACTCGCGTTATCTGGCGGCCCACATTCCGACGCTGCTAAACAGCCCCGAGAACGCATGGTATCGTGGC